CTTTGAGTTATGAGGGTATTTGAGTGCGAACAAGGATCAGCAGAGTGGTTTGCCGCAAGACTAGGCATACCCTCGGCTAGTATGTATGACAAGATCGTCACCGCTAAGGGCGACTGGTCCACTCAAGCTAATGGATACATCAATCAGCTAGTCGCAGAAGAACTAACGGGTGAGCGTGTTCCTATATTTCAGAATCAATGGATGCTGAGGGGCGTAGAGCTAGAGCCAGAAGCTAGGAATCTATACATACAAACGAATCAAGTCAAAGTGCATGAGATGGGTTTTATTTTGCATGATGACATTGACGCAGGCTGTTCACCAGACGGCCTCATTGGTAGGGATGGGGGATTAGAAATCAAATGTCCTGCACCTGCTACTCATGTTGAATATCTTCGCGGGGGGAAACTACCAAACAGATATAAACAACAAGTCATGGGGTGTCTATGGGTAACCGATAGGCAATGGTGGGACTTCATGTCTTATCACCCCGATATGAAACCCTTGATCGTTCGCGTAGAGCGTGATGAGGAATACATAGCTTCACTAGCCAAGCACGTTACCAAGGCTGTGGGTTTAATTAAAGAGAACGTAAATCAATTTGAGGATTAATTATGGATTACGATAATACTGATAGAGGGGCGTTGTTCAAGCAGGATAAGACCAATGATAAAGCACCTGATTACAAGGGAAGCTTTAACTTCAAGGGTTCGGACTTCAAGATTGCGGGATGGGTTCGGGAATCAAAGGCGGGTAAGAAGTATCTTAGCCTTTCTGTGGATGACTTTGTACCTGAACAGAAGGCTGAGTCTAAGGTTGAGTCTAAGGGCGTGGTAGATGTCCCCTTCTAGGTCTGTTATGGGGGCTATATGCCCCCGTTTTGGAGTATTGTATGGAAATTAATATCGGACAGTGCATGAGAAAAGCACATGATAGATTGGGCAAAAAGCCCACAGAAATAGCGGATCAGATGGGCCTTTTACATTCAAACTATTACCACCTAATGAATCGCAAGGGTGCGACTGTAGATACTTTATACAAGTTATCAGAAGCATTCGGCATAACTATGGATGAGTTTGTGAGATTGAACCATGAAGCCGACTAACAACAAGGAAGAGCTAAGGAAAAAGATAGACGCTCAGGTTGCTGAGTATCTTGCAAATGGAGGGAAGATTACGCAATGCCCTCCTATGACGTTCAACAATGATTCGTTTGCCTTAGCGCAGTTAATAGTAAGGAAGAGTTATTTAAAAGCACACAAAGAAAAAAAGGGGTAATTATGGATATACAAGGGAAACACTGGGTTATCAGTAACGATCACACAAAAGAGTGTTTTGAGAAACACTTAGATCAAGTGTATAAATCTAAAGGGTACGTCACGATCCGTTGGACTGAAGGTAAGACAAGGAGCAATGCACAGAATAACGCACTCCACTTGTACTGCCGTCAACTTGCGGAAGTCTTGAATGACAGAGGTCTACCCATGCAAAAGGTTCTAGAGAAGAAGAGCGTAGACATTCCCTGGAGTGGAGAGAGAGTCAAAGAAACCTTATGGAAGCCAGTGCAAGAGGCTCTCATAGGTACTGAGTCTACCGCAGACGCAAACACTGTAGACTACGACAAAGTGCATGAGGTCTTGAGTCATCACTTAGGGCAGGTATTCTCAAAGCACGATCTGTATGTTCCATTTCCCAATAAGGAATGATTAAGGAGTGACTTATGTTTGAGGAGTTTATGCCGACAATACACCAAGCCAATGATGAGCTAGAGATAGGTTTGGAAAACATTGACAAAAAGAAAGCAAAAGAAACTTACAATGCTTTGATTGCTTTAAGCATAGAATTAAACAGAAGGTACATCAGGCATTACACTGAATACTTAGGGAGAGAGTCATGACAAAAGAAACAGAAGCTAAGTACGAACCTCCAGAGGACGTAAAGTTTATTGCAAAAACCTATCCCGTAGAGAGCTTGGAGTTTACCAAAGCTTTACTGACGGTAAGGTATAACAAAATGGACTGCATTACTCAGAGAAGGGCAGAGAAAACTTTGAGGTGTCTTGTTTCAGGTCTGGCATTCTGTCCTGGCTGTGGAAATAAAATGGGAACAAAGAGGATCTATAGAGGTTTATGAATCAAATAATTCAATAAAGGAGAACGATAATGCATGAAGATCCAGAAACATATAAGTTTGATGATTTGCTAGATGTTGAATCTATAAGTCCAACTCAACCTCAGAACTACCCAAACCCGTCCAATTCAGACAAATCAAGAATCCGAATGAGACATATACTTCCTTACGGATCAATTATTGAAGACGGAATTGAATCTTTGTTCAATCGGAATCACGTTAAAATGCAATCAAGAAAAGTTATCTCAGAAAAATCAGGTGTATTTTTTAATGATAGCTGCCCCCCGTGGAAATATTTGAGTCAAAGCTCAGACTCTAGAGAACGTTGTGAGGCTGTCTTATTGGCTTGGCTTTTAGAAAAACCGCTAGACCATTATTTTTATAAGGAGGACAAAGACGACAATGAATTGGATTCCAAGTAAAAAATCTCAATTTGCGGGAGTGGGCAAAAGCAGAAAAACTTTTAATCTTGATGATGATGTTTGTGAAAAATTAGCATTAAAAAGCTTTCAGACAAAAAAATCACAAGGAGAAATAATTGATGAGTTGATAACAGAATTCATTGATGAAATAAAACCTAGAAAAAATCAATTTACAGGGAAAGGGCATAAAAAAGAATTTATCCAAAAACTAGGAATGAAATGTCAACGGTGTGGAGCTTCTGGGAAACAAGCCAGACTTCACATTGACCACATAGCTCCATCTAGTTTGTTCCCAGAATTAAGTAATGATGAAAATAATTTGCAGATATTATGCAAATATTGCAATTTGCAAAAGAGTAATAAATACATAAGAGATTATAGGTAAAAGAGGACATACAAAAGTGTATGAATATAATTGTAAGTTAGACAGAGTCATAGACGGAGATACAGTAGATGTTGATATTGACCTTGGTTTCAATCATTGGATTCATGGGGAGCGTATTCGCTTATTTGGAATTGACACACCCGAATCGAGAACTTCTGACAAAGTTGAAAAACGATATGGACTCCTCGCAAAAGAATTCGTACAGAGCTTCTTTGAAGAAAACAAAACGCTCACGCTCCAGACGAAAAAGAAAGACAAATACGGGCGGTACTTAGGTGTAATAAAAAGCGAAGAGATAAGTCTAAATGCAGAGCTTGTTAGTGCTAATATGGCAGTACCTTATACGGGTCAAAATAAAGCAGAAATTAAAATCGCTCATCTACTCAACCGCGAGAGACTTAATGAAACGCAAACGTAATTCATCTACGCCAAGATCCAAATGCCTCCAGGCTCTACAGAAACTAGCTAGAATAGCAGCCACAGATGCTAATGGATATTGTGAGTGCGTGTCTTGCGGGTGTAAGAAACATTACAAGGACATGGATGGAGGTCACTTCATTCCCAAAGGATCTAGTTCTTACTGGGCTTTGGACATAAGGAATGTACACCCACAATGTAAAAGTTGTAACGCATACGGCATGAAGTATGGTTCAGCAGCGCAGCAGTACACCATATGGATGCAGGAGTATTACGGTAAAGGTTTCGTAGAAGAGATGATAGCTAAGAAATCAGACCCGATTAAATTCTACAAAGCAGACTACGAAGAGATGCTAAGGGAATGGAATGCGCTGATTAAGTATCATGAGAAAAGGATTGGATTATGATTAGTGTTCACTTAAATAAAAAAGAACTTTTAGATTGTGAACGCGCAGCAGTTTTGAGATCAATGTTGTCTAGGGCTTCTGGAATTAAAAATCAAAGAAGAGATAAATCTAGGACAGACAAAGAAATAGATCTTACAGGAATTAAAGGAGAGTTAGCAGCCTCTAAAGTTTACAAGGCAGAGTTTAATCCTTACGATTTGGGCGTAGATTCTGGGATAGATATAATGATTAGCGATATTGGCATTGACATAAAGACCACTACATATTTAACAGGCAAGCTTTTGTTTAAAAACATAGAATCATTTAAAGCTCCTATAGCCATATTGTGTTTACAAAAAAATGAAGACACTGTTATTGTTGCGGGATGGATAAATAAGAAAGATTTTCAAGAAAAAAGCGAACCATTTAATGGCGGGATGGCTGTTACTCAAGACAAACTAAACTCTCCTGAAAGCTTATGGCTTAATTTAATTAATAAAGAAGTTTCTGTTAAAAAAGGATAGTCTCATGACAAAAGAAGTATCAGAAGACGTATCAGAAATAGAAATAGAAATGGTCGGATCTGAAGAGGCTTATGAGTGGATCAATGACAAGCTTAGGGTTCTTACGGGTAGCGACCTCAATCACTTAGGAACACTTGCCGTAATGCTAGAAGACCTTACGGGATTTGTTAACAAGTCTAAGTTCACACAAAAACAATTCTTAAAATACATAAGAGAGCAGGAGGAAGAATGCGAGACATTGCATTGAGAGTTAACGATCATCAAGTAGGGGGAAGTCATTACAAGTCTTTAAAGATTCAGCCCATAGAATACATCATGGCTAATAACTTAGGATACTGCGAGGGGAATATTATCAAGTACATCACCAGGTGGAGAGCTAAGGGAGGTATCGAAGACCTCCGCAAGATCAAACAGTATGTAGATTTTATTATAGAAAACGAGATGAACCCCTCTGAGTGAGGGGCTAGTCTGCTAAAATATCTTTTATTCTTTTCTCTTCTCTTGCTCCGTATACAAAGTCTTGCATTAAACGCCCAAAGAAAGGAACTCTTTGCAATGCTTGCGAATCTTTTGCGGTAAGCTCTCCTTTGGATAATCTCATTAGATCCTCAGAAAAAGCATCAAACAAACTGATCGGAGGAAGCACTGCTTCTCCAATTGCAGCAGCTATCTTGCCTTGAGCTAGGTTATTCTTTACAACGTATTGAGAAGTTCCCATTATCTTCAAGGCATTCTTTATCATTTGATCTGGCATATCATCTATAGAGATTGGATTATCCCTAGAGATGTAATCCTTTAATTCTTGCACGCTTGCACCCGCCAATGGCAAGATGGTTGCGTAAGCTATTAGCTTTTTTGTTCCCTGTAAAGTATTGCCTGCTGCAAACTCATGAAATATTTCTCTTCTCATTACGTCAAATTGTTTTATCGTAAATGATTTGAGTGCATAAAATACTCTACCGCCATCCGCTTGCAAATATTTTAAAGGCATTTCTGATAAAGCAATAGGCTGAAAGTTAGAAAGCTCACTAAACATCATCATCTTTACATTGTCAGTAATTTGACCTGATCTTAAATCAGATAGCACTGCATCAAATTCTGAGTCAAATACTTTACCGAATCTTTTACGCAAAGACTTAACACCTGCGTCAGACTTAGCCATCTTTTGAAACTTAGAATAAGCAGCATTTACTAATGTTTCTTTTCCCAATCTATCAATTGCTTTAAACCCACTAATAGCAAACGTTCTATCTAGCATTCTTGCCATAGCGCCAACAGTACCCATCTCCGCAGAAACAACTTGATCTAAATTAAGATCTTCTAGTTTTATTTTTCTTTTACCTAAAGCTCCTTTTACAGTGTTAAGCAATCCATTAGCAAATACAGACATACCCATGTCAGCTATCTGTGTAAGAGCAGACATAGGATTTGCGATTGTCATTTGATAGATAAGATTCTTAGCTCCGTTTGCTACAGCCCCAGTTTTTTGTTCTCCCATACCAAACCTGGCTTCAATCAATTCTTTTAACTTTCCAAAATCATCGCTTGCCATAGACTTATTGGATATTTCTTTTGCGATAAGATTATCAACTGAGTCTTCTAAATTAATATTTTTTATTCCTTTGTTTACCGCAGACTTTCCAAAGAACTTTCTTTTTTCTATCATGGATACGGATTCTAATATGTGTTGAGATAAAGAATCTTGTGGTTTTTTATATTGTTTAATTAACTCGTCATCTACTACAACTTTTCTAGATTTATTTGATAGAGATTTTTGAGATACGTTAGAAGAATTACTTCTTAAAGCTTGAGCAATAACATTTTCTGTTTCTTCTATGGGCAAAGCATTTATATCTTTGTATCCTAGTTTTTCTGCTCTTGCTTTTAAAGCCATATCTATAGGGTTCTTCAATTCTTTTCCTATAGAGTTTAAAAAATCTTTATAGCTAATAATTTTTGCAGGAAAATAATTTTCTATTTTTCCAAACTTAAATCCTGATTCTCTTAAATCGTCTTCTATATCCTTTAAGACTTTTTGTGTATCGTCAACTATTGTTGAGGCGTTATTGTCATACCTAGAAAGAATGGCTTTTGCTCCGTTAAAATCTTCGCTAACTAAATGTCTGTTAACTTGACTTAATTCTTTTGACGGCAGGGTCTGCATTAATTTAATAAAAGGCTCTACTCTTTTGTTGTAGTTTGCTGTTTTTACTCCTACTGCTGCGTCATGTTTTTTAAGCCTACCGCCTACAACAGAGCTAATCCTTGATATATCAGTAGACAATACACCAACAAAATCTCTTAATGATTTAGTAACTACATTAGATGCAGTAAAAGGATTTAATGACTGTGCTTGATCGCTAATCTGTGACAATGCCATAGATTTGCTGCCAGGAATTTTAACTTTTATGTCAGAAGTAACTTGTGCATTCTTTAACTCTTGTTCAGTAAGTCCAAGTTTCTTTTGTATTTTTGGAAGAACATCTTTAACAACGGCCCTAGAATCTGCCTGTCCTTCTGGAAGTAGCGCAACGTGTTCATTAATAATTAATTGAGCCTCACGCATTATATCGTTTGCCTTAACTTGTTCTTTTGGTACAGATCTTTTTGCTAATGATGATGCTATACCAGTTCCTAAAACACTCAAACTTTTAGCAACTGCGGGAGTAGCAATAGCAGAAATACCCGCAACGGCAGCTACTTGTTTTGGATCTACTTTAGCTGTTGAAGCAAGCTGATCGAGTATATTATATTCCGCACCAAATGCTGCTCCACCTGCAGCCAATGCTTTCATGCTAACTTTTCCTGCTGCACCTATAGGAATTAAAGTTGTAGGAGAAAACAAAGATCCTGCAAAAGATCCAACCGCTGCCCATCCTCCTGGGCTTTCTTGCTGAGATAAAATAGGATAATTTTTTGCAAGCTCTTTTTCTTCTAACCTTGCTAAGACCTGTGCCTTAACTTCTGGAGTTGCGTTTGCAAAATTAGGTCCATAAGCTTCTTCTTGGGTACGATATTTTAAACCGTCAGCACCAAAAGAAAATTGTCCAAGATTGTTTTTTACCTGCAAGGTTCTATACAACAACCCAATATCTGATTTTCCTTTTTCAAAACCATAAGAGAATTTTTTTGCAAAACTAATATCTTCTGCTTCATTTTTATTAATATTTTTTGTTTGCTTTATTTCTTTTGTTTGAACTCTTGGATCAGACAATAGAATAGCCTTGCCCTCTTCAGACATACCATCAATATTTTTTGATGCAAGTGCTTTAAGATCGCTTTGATTAAGTAAAGATAAATCTACCATGTTTATATCTCTTATTGATTCTGAGATTTTAAATAATTCATACTGTCTTGAGCATATTTTCTTGCGTTAGAAGCACTAGCACCTTGACTTAATGCTTCTTGTACATATTGAAGAGTTTGATTATATTCCTGTCTATTTCTTTCCGAAACACCTTCTCCTAAAGATAAAAGAGAATTAGCTATATTTCTTACTTTTGTAGCCATTGTTTGACTTGCTGCAAGCCCAAGATTTTCTTGAGGAATAGAATTGTCAACATAGTTTGATAGACTTGGAGGCTCTGAATTTGAAGGTTCTAACTCTAGATCACTAAATTCTGATGCTTCGTTTGCTAACCGATCTATTAAACTTTGATCTATATCAAGCGAAAAAGACTCAGGTTCTCCAGATAGTGCTGATGTATTTACTTGACCAACTGATTCAGGATAAAGTTGAGCATTGTAAATATTAGATACAGATCCTGGAAGCTGAGATCTTATTCCTCCTGCCTTTAGTGATTCTACTGCTCTATCAATAGCCGTTTTAACATCTATTGTATCTTCTGACAAAGAACGAATAATGCTTGCTTCATACAAAAGATCTTCTTGTGTAAATTGTTTTTTACCACCTATACCAGTAAATCTACTAAAAGCATTAGCATCTTTAGAAACAATACTTAATAAATTTTGTGCTGCTTCATTGTCGTCAATATATAATTTTCCAATGTTTTCTTCTCCTTTAGTAAGAACATTTAATTTAGGTGGATCTGTTGCTAAAGCACTTATTCTAGCTTCTTGGAAACGAAGCAATTCATTGCCAGTTATGTTTCCACTTTCATACATATTTAAAATAGATCTTGGAAGAATATTTTCTAAAGCTTTTGCTTCTCTTTTTCTAGCTCCTGCTGCTTTTTCTGCTTCATCTAATTGAAGCTGTTGTAACGCAACAGTTCTTTTTCTATCTTCATTTGCTTGACTCATTTCTACCGCAGCTTGTCTTAGTGTAGCAGCGCGTAATGGATCAACAGATTGAATAGCTAATGCAGCTTCTCGAAGACCTTCTGGAGTAGACATATCTAATCCAGAGACAGCCTCCTCTAGTCTTTCACCAGTAGTCCTTGGATCAATGCCAAGCATAGGTTGTACTGCGCGTTTAAGATTTTCTTGACGCTGAACACCAAGCTGACCTGCAATCTGTGCAAGCGGAGCAAGATTAGCAACCCGACCTTTAAGTCCAGAGGCAATTAATTGACCTTGTAGCATACCTTCCTTTAAAAGCTTGTCTTCTCTTTGCTCAGGAGTGCTTATAATATCTGCAAATAATGATTGTATATTAATATTAGCCATGCTGACCTCTATGTAACTACCGAAGGATTATAAAAACCAAATTGATTTTGAGATTGTGGAGCAGGAAGCATTGAAGTTATATCTAATTTTTTAGTTGGAGCAGTTTGTGCTGCTGTTTCTTGCTCACCTCTTAATAAATCAAACAGTCCTTGGAATTGAGCCTGTCTTAAAACATTAGCCAGTGTATTATATCCTAGCTGTGCTTCCATTGTAGACTCCGCAAGACCAGCACCTAGTCCTAGACCTGTAGTTCTTAGGGCTGATTCTAATCGAGAAGCCTCTAATCCTGGCATCAACGAAGAGATTAATTGTTGTTGCGGTAGGTAAGAAGACTGCAAAGCTTGTAGACCTAGATCACCTGCTAGTCCTGTACGACCTCGCATCTCTTGTAGTCCCGCAAGAGTCTGAGATGATGTTAGTGCTTGCTCATCTCTAGCCTGTTGCATTGCAGCTAGTGCGTTTTGTGCTTGCTGCTCTTGTATGGCTT